GAGGCGATTTAACCAACTAATCTAACAAACCATATTGAAACACACTCCCCGCGGACATTACACTCCCATTTGGTTGCGAATGCGTTTCAATATGGCGCTCGATACCAGATTCGAACTGGTGTGACCACCGTGAAAGGGTGATATCCTAACCGCTAGATGAATCGAGCATTACTACTTAATATACAACCATTATACATGAACCACAGGATAAGTCAAGTGTTATTTTAAGGCTGTTGTTTTTTTACTACAGTTGTGGGAGTGTTTACCCGTAATGTTTCCAACCAATAGAAACTTCTTCTATTGGTGAATCTGGATTGTCTATACCTTCAAATACTTCCCATAATTTTTCGTTAACAACAAACTTTCTAAACAAACCCGCTTCAATACCATAAGCTTCTATTTCCCATGGTTGACGCCAGTAATCTGCAAAATCACAATTCATCGGCATACCTTTCCATCTGGTCAGGTTATCATTGGTTTCATCATAGGCGTATTGTTTAATGTGAACCATCTCATGTGCTAGTGCTTTTAATATTGCACGACCACCTATTACAGGATTAATTTCTATTAGAAAATCTCTTGCTTTACCACTATCAGTTCTTGCTTCTACTGAAGCATAACCATAACAATCTTTAATACTTTTATCAAATTTGACCTTGAGGTCAATATTTTCCATCATTTTGGTACTCAATAATTCGTGTGCGTAGAACATGATGGCACGCTTAACGTAAGGGCGGAATCGCTCTTTATCGGGACAACCAACTATACTTAATTTCATTTAGGTCTCCTTAGTAAATTGACCCAATAATTGGCATATTCGTGTTACCACTCACACAACCCTATTTATTTAAGCTTGCCTTCTGAAGAACCTAGATTTAATTTTTTCTGGCTTAAAATGTTGATTAATTGCATCAACAACTCTTGCCTCGTCAAAATCTTTACAACTGAAGATATCCATATACAGGTCACCATTAATATCTAAAAAATGACCCATAATGTTAGAAGTTTCAATGAGTTGCGATACTGTCCATCCAGCTTTATCTGTTCCATCGGCAAAATGAACTAATTGAGGTTCACCATAAGGTACCATTTCAATTAATCTGACTAATTCTTTGGTAAAATGTTTAATGTATTCTGGATCGGTCGCTCGTTGAATTTCACAGCCTTTTACGTCCAGCATTAAATGATAACCCCAATAACTCATAATTACTCCTCTATGTCGAGGTGATATTTAGTTATCTTGTCCTTGAGCATATCTGGAATATTTTCCCATGGAACTTCTTGGATGAATGGGCAACCTGTTGGACCCCATCTGTAGGTAGTAAAAAACTCTTTAGCAATAGCTACGTGTTTATCATTATGAATATCAAAACGGTTTCTCACCATAATGCGTTCCATCATCAAATTCATATATTCACCTTTGTCATCATAAAATACCATTATATCATAAAAAAGGGGCTTTGTCAAGCCCCTTGTGGTTACTTACCAGGAAAGTTTAAATCTTCCCATTCTTCATCGGTTACAGGCCACCAGTTATTCATCTTTCGATTTTATGGTAAGTTTCTTTACCATATCCTGTGCCTTGACCATATTTTCCAACCATACTCTAAGCATACCATTTACCATTTCAACATCACCAATCTCAATTTTGTCTGCTAAAGTAAATACACGGTTGAATTTACGACCTGCAATACCTTTGTATAAGTATTGTGAATCTTTATCATCCTCTGAACTTCCTTTAATCACCAATTTGTTACCTTCTAAAGTAACTTCAATATCAGTTTTAGCAAAACCAGCAACTGCCATTTCAATGACATACTTGTTTTCTTTTACTTGTTTGATATTGTATGGAGGAAAAGAGCCAGCATTTGTCATGGCTGTATTTTGAACTTCTTCAAGTTGTTTCATAATATCTTCAAAGCCAACAGTAAACGGGTCAAACGATTTGTGGAATTGTTCCAGAGATGGAAAGAATGTGCTTGTCATAGATTTTCTCCTTAAATTCAAGCGAGTTAATAAAAAAGTGTAGACCCCGAAGGCATCTACACTTATATTTATACACTAAATTGTCTTATTTGTCAAGCTTATTTTGGTAAATTACCTACCATGGATGGTTGGCTTCTTTATCGTCTTTTTCTCCGGTACGGTGCCAATTAGTTCCTATACCATCTTTCCTATTGATATTGTGTTTTTTTCTTAATTTTAATGCTTCTAAAGCAGAGCGTTTATTTTCTTCAGATGATTGTAATTCAGAGTGTTTATGCATATCATCAGCCATTTCTTTACCGTGAACTTTTGCAACATGAGCATGAATTTTTTGGTAAAGTTCTTTGTATTTTTTTCCATAGCCCATATTATGATGCAATTCGTGAACTTCACTATGAGCGTGCCATAATTCTGAGCGACCCATATCAGTTAAATCGGGTTCATACTTACTTGATTCACTAATTAATTCAGAAGAATCATTTTCTTCCTTTACTAAACCAGCTCTCTTTTTCCAAATATCTAATTGAATTGATGACATGATTATCTCCTATTTTTTACCTATTTATCTTAATAAGAACCTGGTTTTTTACCAATTGAATACTTGGTAACAAGTTCCCATTCGTCTTTTTCTTTATGGGACAATATCTTAATCTGTGATAAAAAGATTGGTACTGGTTCTTCAATTTGCTTAATGTTTACCACTTTTACTAAGTCCCAATCTTGTAGAAGTTTAGCAATGGCATTTCTACGAGATAAATCGTTTTCAGATATGTCGGTAGGTTTACCATCTAATGCAAACAACTCTTTGAAATGAACTATTGCGTAATGACCTCTTTTATGAAGTATGTGGCAAGATTGGTATAAAATTCTGTCTTTTTTAGATGCTACACCAATTCGTGTTAGTGTTTCTCTAATTTTTAGAAAATCATCTTTTTCTCTTAATATAACCTCAACACCATATCCTAAAAAAATATCTACATCACTCATTTATTATCCTTATTATTTTGGTGAAATATTCTTTTGTTCAAATTATTTTTCCATGGCAACATTTGTAGATTTGATTTTGAAGCACAATCTTCAATAGAAACGCCAGAATAAAAACATTCCGAAACACCTTTTATGTGGTCTAATTGATAACCACCATCAACCCCACATAAAGTTCTTGGGTAATTATTAGGATTGATTTCATTGGTATATTTAGAATATTCAATTTCTGTCAGCCACCGAACTTTTCTACAATATTTTTTATATTCATTTGTTTTATATTTTCTTTTAATATCAAATTTTTTAAGCCATGCATTTAATGATGATTTGTTTTTTATATCTAATAATTTAATTATATCGTCATTACTATATCTAGCATCTACCAATTCTTGCAAAGTTTTAGCATCAAGATTGTATTTTCTATTATTACCACCACCTTGAATTCGTCTTGTTAATCCAAAATGGTCTATCCATTTTCTAATTCTTAATTTATTACAACTATAATAATCAGCTAATTCTTGTTGAGTCATATTTTTATAAAGCGCAGAAAATTCTTTCTTGTCAGGATATTGTTTATATTTAATTTTATTTGTCATATTTAAACCTTTATAGTATATTTATATTTATAATAAATGTACTTTTTAAAGAACTATTTTTTAACGCCACCTTTATCCGTTTTAATTTTAATTTCTTCAATCTGTTTATCTGTCAATAATGACAAAGCCTCTTTGGCCTTTTGATTTGAATAACCAAAATATTCTTTAATATATTCCAAATCTTTATCAGTAGTTGATTTTTGCCAAGGTTGAAATTTTCGTTTCATTGGCCGAATAGAGTTGAGAAGATACTGATATTGAAGGTCTTTATCTAATCCTGGATAACAATTCAACTCATTAACATAGAGAACACAATCAAGATGGTAAGACAGAGCACGATTAACAACAAAAGGAACGTAATCTTTATAGTCCAATTCATCTTGAAATGGGTTTTTTTTAGTTTGAAGTATTGACGGAATTACATCTTTGAATAAATCCGCCATATTATTTCCATTCCACATCAACCATCAGTTCAACTAAACAAGCCATAAAATTAATTTCTCTGTCAGAGCAAAAAGCATTTTGATATTGATACTTAGCTAAAATTATTACAGCTTGTGGTATAGATTGAGGTTTCATATTGTCATACATTGAGTCATATATTTTTCTGAATAAAATTGAAGTATCTTGGTCAGAGTTATTTGTTACCCATTTACGAACGGAAGCAAAATCTTTTTCTTTTAGTCCTGAAACCAATGCATCAAGCTGAACGTCAGTAACATTATGCAAAATACCTTTATCAATGACACCAGATACGGAATATCGTTGAAGTTCATTGAGAATTCTCCTATTATCTGGAAAGTGTTTGGTAATTACCGCAGCAACTACTTGTTTATCATATTGGATATTTTCTTGTTC